GAAGTTGCTCGGCAACTACGACCCCAAGGATAATCCGATGGGTACGGGGCTGGGCAATCATCCTGAGTTCATCCGCGCATTTTTCAACATCGGGAAGTCTATCAGCGAAGACAGCGTCGTAACGGGCGGCTCCGGCAAGACAACGGCCAGTAGCAGCCCAGCCGATGTCCTGTATGGGAAAACAAAGTAAAGGAAACCTAACACATGGCAACACTACCAAAGGCAGGCGCGGTTACGCTTCTCGACTTCGCCAAGTCCATTGACCCCGATGGCAAAACAGCCACCGTCGTCGAACTCCTCAACCAGACCAACGAAGTGCTGATCGACATGACGTGGGCAGAGGGTAACCTCGCCACCGGCCACCGATCAACAATCCGTACCGGTCTGCCCACCGCAGTCTGGCGTCAGATGTACCAGGGCGTTCCCGCGAGCAAGTCTCTCCGTGCTCAGGTGGACGACTCCTGCGGTATGCTGGAAACACGCTCCGAAGTCGACAAGGACGTCGCAGAACTCAACGGTAACACCAACGAGTTCCGTCTCTCCGAAGCCGACAGCTTTATCGAGAGCATGAACCAGACGATGGCGACCACTCTGTTCTACGGCGACGTCACCGTCAACCCAGAACGCTTCACCGGCTTCGGCCCGCGCTTCTCGTCTCTCTCGGCGGGCAACGGCGGAAACATCATCGATGCAGGCGGCACGGGCAGCGACAACACATCCGTCTACCTCATCATCTGGGGGCCGCAGACAGTCCACGGCATCTTCCCGAAGGGTTCCAAAGCGGGCCTCTTCCATGAAGACCTCGGCCTGATCGATGCTTTCGACAGCTCGAACAACCGCTACCGCGCGTATGCAGATCACTGGCAATGGAAGCCCGGTCTGCGTGTCGCCGACTGGCGCTACGTTGTTCGTATCGCGAACATCGACGTGTCCGACCTCGTCGGCCAGGTCACAACGCAGGCGAATACCGCAGCAACCTTGCTCATCAAGCTGATGATCAAGGCGATGGCGCACATCCCGGCGATGGGCAAGGGCAAAGCGGTGTTTTACGCAGCTCGTACCGTCAAGGAAATGCTGGCGATCCAGGCTCTGGACAAATCCCAGAACGCCCTGGCTCTGCAACCGGCAACCGAGGCGTTCGGCGGCGTATCACCCGGCAGTGTTGGCAACGGCACCCTGACGTTCTTCGGGGTTCCAGTGCGCACGGTCGATGCGATCCTGCTGACTGAGGCACGCATAACCTAACCAGAATAAGCGACGGCACCGCGGTGGTGCCGTCGCAATTCTAACCGAAAGGAAACGATCATGTTACTCGACTCACAAGAAGTCTTCTCGGCGGCACAAGCAGTGACGTTGCAGCAAGACAACGCTTCCACCAACATCCTCGACACGGGCGCAGCCCAGGACGAGGGTATTGGGCAAAGTGTCTACCTCACTGTCAAGTGCAGCACGACGGCAACGTCGGGCGGCAGCGCGACGGTGCAGCCTGTCCTCCAAACGGCAACGGACGCCGCCTTCACGACCCCTATCGATGTGCTCATTGGCACGGCAACAGCCGTCGCCAGCGTGACCGCCGGTACGGAACTGCTCAAGGCAAAACTGCCAACCGGCCTGAAGCGCTACCTGCGCGTCGTGTACCGCATCGGCACGGCGGCCCTGACAGCGGGCAAGTTCGATGCCTTCCTGACCAACGATGTACAGGCGCAGCAGTACGGTGCGTCCGGCTTCTCGGTCAGCTAACAGGAGGATAGACCATGAAGGTAACAGCAACTAAAGCAGGCTTCCACGGAGGCAGATACCGCGAGGTCGGCGCTGAGTTCGACGTACCGGACGGTGCAAAGGCTAGCTGGTTCAAGCAGACGCAACAGCTTGAAGCCGACGTTAAAGCCGATGCCGCCAAGGCTCTCGCAGCGAAGGCAGAGGCCGCCAAGGCCGACGCCGACAACGCTGTGAAGGCCGCCGCCGAAGCCGATGCCGTCGCCAAGAAAGCGGGAGGTTTTATCCAGAACCTCTTCAAGCCTGGCGCACCAAAAGAGGGCGGCGACCTGGTTTAAAACACCATGTCTTCGTGACGAAAAGGGGCAGGGTTCCAAAGCCCTGCCCCTTTTTCTTAGAAAGGACGTACCGTGGCTTCAGATGTCGATATATGCAACCTTGCACTGGCCCGCCTCGGCGACACCGCGGTCGTCACGAACATCAATCCTCCCGATCCCAGCAAGCAGGCATCGCGCTGCGCGACGTTCTATCCGATAGCGCGCGACACGCTTCTCGAAATGCACGACTGGGGCTTCAGCACGAAGCGCGATACGCTGGCGCTGAAATCTCCCCCTCTTAACGGCTGGCAGTTCACCTACGCGTATCCGAACAATGCCCTGAATATCATCGCCATCCTGCCGCCGAACGCCGCAGACGATTACAGCACGCTGCTTCCGCCTGGGCCGCCCACCGATGTGCTCTCGGGGCAGGCGGGGTATTCGTACATCCCGAACGCGCTTTATCAGCCGCAGCCCTACGCCGTCGAAGAGGACACCGACGGCAGCAAGATCATTCTCACCAACCAGGCGACCGCCGTGGCGCGCTTCTCGATCAAGGTGACCGACACAACGAAGTTCTCGCCGATGTTCGTCGATGCGCTGGCATGGCTTCTTGCCAGCCACCTCGCAGGGCCGATCTATAAGGGCGAGGACGGCATGAAGATGTCGCAGGCGATGTTCAAGTCGTTCCTTGTGATGTTCGGCAAAGTCTCAGGGACGGACGCCAATAACAGCATGTCGCACGTGCAGCAGGTCACTCCGTGGATTTCAAACAGGTAAGGTGAAGCATGGCTAGTATCCGCTCGCTTGCAAGATCGTTCACCGGCGGCGAGGTCACGCCCGAGTTCTACGGGCGTGTTGACGATGCCAAGTTCCAGACCGGCGCGGCGCTTCTCAGGAACTTCGAGGTGTATCCACACGGCCCGGCGGCTAACCGCCCAGGCACGACATACGTCAGCGAAGTCAAGGACAGCACGAAGAAGACGCGTGTCCTGCCGTTCACATACAACACAACGCAGACCTTCGCGCTCGAGATGGGTAATCTGTATTTCAGGATGCACACCGCGGGCGCGACACTTCTCACCGGCGCAGTGACGGCATACAACGGCGGCACGACTTACGCTATCGGCGACCTGGCATCCTCAGCCGGTGTAAACTACTACAGCATCGCCGCCGGGAACATCGGCCATGCTCCGCCGAACGGGACATACTGGTACGCGATGCCCGCGGGAAACATCCTCGAGGTGCCTTCGCCGTTCCTCGAGGCCGATCTCTTCGATATCCACTTTGTGCAGTCTGCGGACGTCTTCACGCTGGTGCATCCGGGCTACGCGCCGCGCGAGCTGCGCCGTCTCGGTGCTGTCAACTGGTCGCTAATCCCCATCTCATTCGCTGCGCTTCTGACGCCGCCATCCCCGACGGTCGCGGGCAACGCCAAGGGCACGAACTATTTCTATCAGTACGTCGTCACCTCAGTTTCCGCTGACGGACTGCAAGAGAGCGTCGCGTCGAACCCGGCGCAGGGCGTCGCCAAAACAATCACCGCCGTGACGAACGCTAACCCTGGTGTGATCACTACGAGCGCGGTGCATGGCCTCGTCGTCGGCAACTCGGTGCTGATACAGAACATCGTCGGCATGACGCAGCTCAACAATAACTACTATATCGTCAAGACAGTGCCGACCACGACCACACTGACGCTGACCGACCTCGCGGGCAACGTCATCGACACCACGGCATACGGCGTCTATAGCTCCGGCGGCACGCTGTACCAGGCGGGCGTCATTAACGATCTTTTCGCTTCAGGCGGCGCGAACACAATCTCGTGGAGCGTCGTCGCGGGCGTCGATCATTACAACGTCTATAAATTCTCGGGCGGTGTTTACGGCTACATCGGCCAGACGCAGGGCACAAGCTTCATCGATAACAACATCGCCGCGGATATCAGCCAGACGCCGCCCAACTACGACACGACGCTCACGAGCACCGGCAATTACCCCGGCGCAGTCAGCTACTTCCAGCAGCGGCGCATTTTCGCGGGCACGACGAACCAACCGCAAAACCTGTGGATGACGCGCGAGGGCACCGAGTCCACGATGAGCTATTCGTTGCCCCTGCGCGACATAGACCGCATCGCGTTCCGCATCGCCGCGCTCGATGCCAACACGATCCGGCACGTCGTGCCGCTGCGGCAGCTCATCCTGCTGACATCTTCCGGCGAGTGGCAGATCACATCGATCAACACCGACGCGATCACGCCCGCATCGGTTTCCGTCTCGCCGCAGGCGCACGTCGGCGCATCGAACGTCACGCCGCAGGTTATCAACAACATCATGCTCTACGTTGCCGCCCGCGGCGGACACATCCGCGAACTGTCGTATTCATGGCAGGCAAACGGCTACACCAGCACCGACTTGTCTTTGCGCGCGCCGCACCTGTTCGACGGCTACGATATCGTCGATATGTGCTACGCGAAAGCGCCGCGCCCGATGCTCTGGGCGACCAGCAGCAACGGCACGCTGCTCGGCCTCACCTATGTGCCAGAGCAGCAGATCACTGCATGGCATCACCATGACACCTTTACCGGCAACGGCGCTCACCAGAGCAGCTTCGAGAGCGTATGCGCGGTGGCTGAAGGCATCGAGGACGCGAAGTATGTCGTCGTCCAGCGTCTCGTCAACGGCGCTACGAAGCGTTACATCGAGCGTTTCGCGAGCCGGGCGTTCGCGACGCAGGCGGATGCGTTCTTCGTCGATTGCGGGATGACTTACAACGGCGCACCGGCGACGACGATCACCGGCCTGACATGGCTCGTCGGCGAGACGGTCAACGTACTGGCCGACGGCTGCGTGCACCACCAGGTCGTTGTCGACAACAGTGGAAACATAACACTCGATCAGGCCGCCAGTAAGGTGCAGGTCGGCCTGCCGATCACAGCAGACATCCAGACGCTTCCGCTGGCGTTCGAGGCGCAGGCGTTCGGCCAGGGCCGTGCGAAGGATGTGAACAAGGTATGGCTGCGCGTGTATAACTCCGGCACCATATCGGCGGGGCCGTCTTTCGATGACCTCACGCCGATGGCGGGCAGGAACAACGAGGCTTACGGCGCGCCGCCCGCGCTGAAGACAGACGAGTTCGAGCTGGAAATTGACAGCGCATGGAGCCAGGACGGCCATGTCTGCCTGCGCCAGACAGACCCGCTCCCGATCACGCTGGTGTCTATGTCGATGGAGGCTTCCATTGGCTCTTAAAGTAAGGCCCATAGACCAGTACGATGTCGAGCAGGTTCTGGTTATGGCGCGCGCGATGCACGCAGAAAGCCCGCGTTACCGTCATCGTAACTTTTCCGATGTCAAGGTGCGCGGGATCATCGAGTATTTTATCAGCGGCCCCACCGGCGGCGCGTTCGTTGTCGAGGAAGACGGTGTGCTCACCGGCATGATCGGCGGCGTGCCGGTCGAGGATTTCTTCGGCACCGACAAATATGCCAGCGATCTCGTTATCTACGTGCTGCCCGAGAAGCGCGGCTCTTCAGTTCTCCTCCGGCTCGTGCGCGTTTTCGAGAAATGGTGCTTCGTTGATCAGGGCGTCGCCGAGGTCATTCTCGGGATAAGCACAGGTATCCACGCCGAGGCGACTGTACGCGTGTACGAGAGATTGGGCTATAGCCTGTCGTCTTATGGATTGATCAAGACAAGGGAGCAGTGGGAATGTGCACCCCAGGGACATTAACGGGTTTTCAGATAGCGGGCGGCGTCAACTCGGCGTTGGGCGCTTGGGGCACTTCGTCCGCGCAGAAGACCGCGCTCGGTGCGTCTGCCAACGCTGCTGACATAAACGCCAAGATGGCCGAGGACAGCGCGCAGACCGCGCTCCTCGCCGGGCAGCACGAGCAGCAAAAAATCGAGATGAACACGACGCGGATGGAGGATGAGCAGACCACCGGCTTTGCCGCGCACGGGATCGACCTCTCCGGCGGCGGCACGCCCACCGAGATGCTCGCGTCAACGAAGCTTATGGGCGATGCCGATGTCGCTACCGCCAAGGCCAACGCCGTCCGCACGGCCTGGGGTTACCGGACGGAAGGCACGAACTACACGAACGAAGGTATAAGCGACCGCGCAGGGGCCAAAGGGATCAGCCCATTCATGGCTGCGGGGGCCTCGATGCTGACAAGCGCCAGCTCTATAGCGCAGACCCGCTACATGATGCAGAAGGCCGGTGTGCCTGGCACGCAAGACGACTGGTATTCCAGCACCATAGGGAAGCTATAAAATGCCACAAATCCCTACATACGATAACTTTCAGGAAGGCGTAAACAACGCGCCGAGCGAGCGCGTCACCGCCACTCTTTCAGCGGACAAGCTCTCGACCGGCGCGCGCCAGATGCAAGAGCTTGGCGCTGCCCAGGATAAGGTCGGCGTGACAGGCTCCCAGATAACAGCCGATCACCAGGACATGTTGAATAACGTGCGCGTCGAAGACGCGATGAACCAGGCGCGCCAGCATGCCCAGAACCTTGCTTACGATCCTGACGAAGGTTATCTGGCGCTGAAAGGCAGCGATGCGCTCAATCGCCCCGGCGGCAAGGCGCTGCCTGAAGAGTACGGCGGGAAGCTGCGCCAGAGCATCAACGACATCGGCAGCCATC